ATTTTTAAAACTATAATCCGCAAAACGAAATGTACCAATTTACAAAATGAAATGTACATTTTTTGGCGGGGGTTGAACGGGGCAAAGGTAATAAAAAACACGGATATGCGGTATAGCTATCCGTGTTTTTTTGTGCCTATACATTATATAGGGTAGTTGGCTGTAAGGACTTCTATACGCCTCTTTCCTGTACTATTGCTGCTGCCTAAATGCATTGACACTTCTTTTTGATACCAGCCGTGTGTTTGGGTGTAGCGGGTGAGTTCATTATTATGGTAGGAGCTTAATAGAAACTTGCCTTTGAGGGTGGCAAGGGTAGCTAATAACTCGTTGAAGTGTGCTTGCTCATAGCCTCCGTAATGCCCTTGCTTGGCTCCTACATAGGGTGTATCTACATAGTGGAAGGTGTCGGGGGTGTCGTGGTGGGTGAGGACTTCGGTGGCATCGTTATTATCTATTTGTACGCCTTGCAAGCGCAATGAGTAGATGTCGGTGAAGTTGGTAATTTTGTTGTTGAGGGCTGACACATTCTTGCTGTTGGTTGTGATACGGCAGTTGCCAACTTGGTTAGAGTAACCGCAGTTAGTAGCGTACCAAAATGCCCACGCTTGTTGTACTTCGGTAAAAGCAAAAGGAGCGTGGTAGATTACCAAGGCGGCTTTGTAGGCTTCTCGGCTAACTACAGACCGCTCTATAAGGGTTTTAAGCTCTGCAAAGCGGTTTTGCAGAACCTTGTAGAAGGTATATACATTAGCATTAAAGTCGTTGATGATTTCGGTTTTGACGGGCTGTTTTGCCCAAAATACAGCACCGCCGCCAAAAAAGGCTTCTGTATATACTTTATGAGGTGGAATAAGATGCAAAATATAGGGTAACATTGTTTGCTTGCCTCCATAGTAGGATATTGGCGTACGTTGCCAAACATTAGATGTTGATTTCATTTTGTATTACGAATTTATGAATTTTGGTAGTTTGAAAAATAGTTGTACTTTTGCAACTCCTACGGTAATAAGCATAAAAACCCACAATCAGAAGACTTTCGTCCTCCAACTGTGGGCTTTTGTGCTTAATTAAATTACCGTAGGAAGTTATTTAATTTGGTTGGAGGACATTTTTTATACTGCTTGTCCTCCTTTTTAGCAGTGTTTAAACTTCATTTAAAAGCTGTTTAAATTCTTACTTCCACCGAAACGGCTTGTATTTCCAACATATATAGACTAACAAGGCGAGTAGAAGCAAGAGCCAAAGGATGTGCCTTATGGTGCTGTTTTTTACTTGTTTGTTCACTTGTTTGTGTTGGGTATATTTGTGCTTTTGCGCTTCGGTTTTTGTCTGTATCTTCGTATTATATAAAAGGGTACTGTCAGCCTGCTGTAGGCTCTTAGAATGGGTGCTTGTAGCTCGTAGCTTAACCTTTCCGTTGAGTACTCTTATAACTTCATTATCGCCGTCACGAATGCGGGTGTAGATAAGTTCACGTGGTTTGCCTACACTATCGGTGAGGGTTTCTAATTCGAGCTCGTAATTCTCTTGGGAGCTGTGGGAGAATTGGGAGCTGTGGGAGTTGTAGGCAAAGAGTTGGGTACTATCCTTATACTTTATAATACGCTCTTTCTGTACTTGGCGTTGCTCGGTAGTGATAACCTTGCGGGTGCGGCAACCTACTAATGCGAGGAACGCCAATAATAATAGGGTTAATTTTCTCATTTGCTAATGTTTTTGTATTCGTCTTTAGCGTTAAAACAAGGGCAGGCTTTGGCTACTCCTGGGAAGTCACGGTGTCCTAAGATTTCAGCTTGTGGGTACAAAGCCTTTAACTCTTTAAGGAGCTTTTTGAGGGCTTCTTTTTGGGCTTGCGTACGGGTGTCTTTGGGTTGGAGGTTATTTTTATCTATCCCTCCAATGTAACATATACCTATACTATCCTTATTGTGGTTTGTAACGTGAGCGGGTATCTTGTTCACGTCTCTACCCTCTTCTAAGGTGCCATCGAGGCGGATAATGTAGTTATAACCTATCTCATTAAAGCCGCGTTGGCGGTGCCAAAGGTCGATGTCTTTGGCAGTGTGTTCTCTGCCCTCTGGTGTAGCGGAGCAGTGAACGACAAGGTAGTGAATGGTGCGTGTGCTTTTTTTCATCGTTTGTTATCGTTTAATTATTCTTAAGGTTATTAAATCGTTTGTGTGATAAACTTTAGAGGTTGATGTTGTTGTTTCAACAGTAAAAGGATAATCTTTTGTATTTATCTTATCATATCTACCGACATCTTTACCTTCATACAACCATTTTGTTTGCTCTAAATGCTCATAGAAATAAGGGCAATTCTTAAAAAGAAAAGCTGAAGTAAAGTCTTTGCTTATTTCTCCTAATGATTTAAAAGTAAGTTTAAGTTCTTTGGCAACACCATTTTCTAAAATTGCTTCTATTTTTTTTATTTCAGAAGATACTCTTTCTTCATTTCCACCTCCAAAATATGCCCACGCTGAAAATTTTATATTTCCAATATTAGCACTCAACTCATTGTTTAGTACATTCATATCTATTGGTTTTTTATTTTGTGAACCCCATTGAAAATATAATATTGCATTCATAGTTTCTGAATATATTTAATGAGTGGATAAGGTACGAAAGCAGCTACTATATCCCACCAATCTATGAATGTACGCTTAATATACTTGTCGTACAACTCTTTGGCGAGCCCAACCAACAGCACAATGCCGATAGCCGTAGCTAAGGCTGCCCATAGTGAGTAGAGTAGGAAAGCTATTATAAATGCAACAACAAATATTGTGTTACCTACCATAGAGTGCAGCAGTTTGTCACTGCCCTTAAGATTTTGAATGATTTTGTTTTTCATAGTTAAATATTTCTAATATCGATATAACATTTATTTTCGTAAATAGAAACTACTGCTGTACTTCCATCTTTACCATTAAATTGATTATCTCCTGTATAAATAATTTGTTTTCCAGAACATCTAAATTCAACACTACCATTAGAAAAAACTTTTCTAAATGACATCGAAGAAAGATTTTCTAATTGATTAAGTTCGATATATCCACTTTGATTTACAAATACTGTATTGTTTTGATGTTCTTTTGTTGCGTCCCAATCATATCTTATTATTCCAGGTCTATAAACATCTGAATACCATCCCAAATCTTTAAAATCTCCCGAATATCTACTATCGTCAATTCTATTTCTAACTTGAAGTCTTGTTTCGTGATGCCAGTTTGGTTTAAATATTTCCAATTGTGAAGTAGAACCTTCCCCTTTAAACGAAAGTAACATATAAGTTCCTATACCAGGATTGAGAATTGAATATACACCTGTTTCTCGGTTAACTTCATCATTCAGATTATTAACATTTATTCTACCTTTGAAAAAAGTGCATTTTAAATCTTCAGGAGCAGGTGACCAATCAGTGGCTTTGTTGCCATATTCAATTTTAAAAGAAGACACCAACACTTCCTCAATATGTTCTCCAGACGTACAATAAAATTCCACAAAACCCTGATTTCCATTGTTATATAGCTTTATTCCATTCTTTCCAAATATTGTATATCTGTGCCACTGCCCATCAGAAATCAAAGTATCTCCGTCTGGAAAAGTAACACTACTCACACCAACTATATAATAAATGTTAATATTTGGTTTAGTAGTTTTTGCCCAAAATGAAATGATTGTAGGTCTATTTTCTAATTCTGTTTTACATTGAAAACCTTGCCAATTATGAATTAGTTTAATAACCTTATTTCCCCTAAAAGTTTCATTAACAAATCCTGCATTACCATTATAATTCGGTTGTAAAAAATAATGTTCGTCTTTTAATGTAAAATTGGCTGTTTCACGTAAAAAATTTCTTCCTCCAATCTGTATTTCATCAATTGATGATTTAACACTTTGGGTTGTTGCAAAATCCGAAATATCTTTAACTCCACCACCAGCTAAAACAACTCTATCGTTACCTTGTCCCCATAATTGTATACCTTTAAATTCACCTATAACTAAATCATTGAAAGGTTTATTTCCAAAAACAATATTTCCATTATCTCTAACGTGAATTTGTATTTTATCTTTAAATAACAAAAAATCTCCATTGAAATTAATATCACCAGTTACTGTACCTCCATTCAAAGGTAAATAATTCAATTCGGGTTTATCGGCTAAATCGTTATAAGAAATTGTATTTTCACCTATAATCTCACTACCTGACATTAGCTTGATCTTCCCATTCTGTACAACGATATCCGTAGGGATGTTACTGACAAAATGGCTAACGGGAATACTGGTAAGTAGGTTATCGCGCTTGTCTCTTAGTTCTAAGGTCTTGCTCGTTCTGTTGTACACCAACTTCGTCCCCTCGTCGTCCAAGAACATTAGGGGTATACGCCTTACTACGTTGTTACCTTTTTTGAATTTTAGTTCTGTGGTACTCTCATCTAATTCAATATCATAGTCTTCAAGAGTATCAAGCTGTTGCTTGTAGTCGTTTGTAAAATCATTAGACGAAAGTCCCTTGCCTTCTACTTTGTCTACTTTCCCATCAAACAGCCCCTTATGCGCGTGGGTGTCGGTGAGGTGATTCTGAAGCTGTTGAGCAGAAGCGGTACCCTCTATTATTCTGCCCAGGCCTTCAATTTTCTCCATTGGAATTTTCTCGCTCTTATGCCAAAAGCTGTCTATGAGTGCTTTGAATTGCGCCCCATTTGGTTTCTTTAGGTCAGAAAACCACTTGTATAATGTTGCTATTGCTGTCATTTTCAGTTATTAATTAAGGTTATATCCCTACATATTCGATAAACTGTACCACGCGGTAAGGAGGCATATTGTTGTGGTGCTGGTCGCCACCTACTGTGGAGGTGTTTTGCTTTGTAAACGCTCCCACACCCGAAGTGCCTCCCCAATGTCGCTCACCAACATAACTTCCTCCGCCAAATAACTTGTGAAGTGCTTCGCTTCCTTGTTGGTGACTATGCGAAGGCATTTCCTCTACTGTCAGTTTATGAGAGCGTTCGCCGCCACTTTGGTTGAGTGCGTTGAGTCGATAGTCTTGTACATCGTCTTTTGTCTTAACATAATCGGGGTCGAGACCGATAGGCATTTTGCCACGTAGGTTCACGTACTCACGCCAGCCTGCGGGTATTTCATTAGCTGATTTGCCCCATAAAGCAATGAGACCTATGGGCACCGCTTGCTTTTGTTTTTCGAGTTTTTCAATGCGATCAAGGAGTTTTTTAGTCTCGGTGTTATCTGTTTTATTTTTGCCTAAATCTTGCAAGTTAGATACTCGTTGAAAGTCTTCCCATTTAAAAGTATTTTCTTGGGTAGACCTACCAAAAGCAGCTGTACGAATATTCTCTAAAGGACGAAGGAAGCCGTCATCAAATGTTACCTCGTTGGTTACTTCTTTGATAAATACCGTATCATCTTTTGCTCCTCCAACAAAAGGCAATAATTCTCCATTGATATAGACAGTGCCCGCTGAGATAGTATTGCCTATTTCTTCACAGCCTGATATAATAGCAAGGTTGCCAGCAAGGTGTCCGAAGTGGTTAAATAGGCTGTAAGCGGTTTGCATAAAGGCGAGAAACCCAACATCAAAAGGGTAGCCTGCGTTGTGTTCTGTATGTAACTTATTCATATTATTTAATTTCTATTGTCCAACGTTTACCTGCGAGCTTGTAAAAGTTCACAAGTGCTTCCAACTTGTATCTATCGTACTCCAAACCTTGAGGAAGTACTACTATAAAATCTACGCCACCGTCGATATAGTCGCCTCGTTGATAGAGGAAATTTTTGCCTAAATATAGGGGTTTGTTGGCACTGCGAGGGTAGATATACAACCTTTGTTTCTGCTTGCCGTCCTCGATACGGATACGCCGTTTTTCGTCGTCGAACTCATCATTTAGAGCCTTGCGCAGGTAGCATACTTGGCTGTTGTGTACCAAGTTGTATAAGTCATCTTGGCGAGCTCGCTGAAAGTCGTACAGCAGTTTGTGAAATGGCGTTGCCAGCATTCTTAACCACGCCACCAACTTTGGCTTTCGCAAAAAAGTGGGGGTAAGCAGTACAAGTAGTTTGTCGATATTAAGGTTATACATTGCTAACGTAGGTTATATCGTTAAAGTTATCAATGGTAAAATAGCCCGCGGTGGGTATCTTGCTTATATCTATCGTTTCAAATGCTCCGTAGCCTCCACCGCTGGTGATGTTCTTACTTTGTGCCAATACCAAGTGTGGTATCTTCACTCCCTCTGCTTGTTGCAGTGCATCAATAAGGTGTGCTAATACAAGTTCACCATTAAAAGGCAGGCGTTTTAAATAGCTTTTTATAGCCTCTTCTACTGGGTGTGTAGCGTGTAGGATACTTTGTCCGTTGCTATCTAATACAAGCGGGTCATAGACGATCTTCATTTGCAAGTGCAGCACATCGGGTTGGTAGTTCACCACTGATAGGCGTACGCCTGCGTCTTTTATCTCTTGCAAATAGGCTTCAAAGGCTTGCTTTTGGGCATCGGTAATAGGTTGCAATTGCTCGCCCTGTTCGCCCGCTATCTTCACTATCAAACGCCCCTCATTTGGGCTTTCCACCACTGCCGAGTACTTGACTATTTTGCTTACTTCTATCTGTTCCTCTGTGTGTCCCGTGTTATTGAACTTATCACTGTCAGTTAAAAGGTCAAAACCATACTGAAAGGCAAGGGCTTTGCTACGATACCAACGTGCTGTGTGGGGTTTAAATTCGGCAAGGCGTTTGTCTATATCTGTCCTGTGCTGGTCGAAAAGTTTCTCCAAGCTCCATATAGCCACTGCTATAATATAGACCCACAAGCGCCATATAGCTACTTTGGAAGTGCTGTTGAGGCTTTCCAATGCAGGCTCTTGCGCCTTGGCTTGGAAGATAAGGTTTTGTATTTCTTGTATAGTGCGTGCCATTATCCTAATTGTTTAATGATTGAGTGTTCGGCATCTGAAAGTTCCCAATAAATAACCTCTTTCTTTTTAACTAATTCTTTTGCAACTAATTCTTTTGCAACAGAGTGCGAAGCTAAGAATCCAGAACCAAACAACGCTTTTTTTTGTGGCTTTTGGCTTTCTAATTGTCGGCAAAAGGTCACGTCCTTTTTCATAATAACAATGTTCTCTCCTTTTTCCACCAGTGAGGCTATCTTCGACACGGTTATCACATTGTCAGGGTATTGATAGATAGGCAGATTTACCTTATTAGTATCTGTTATCGCTTGGAGCCTTTGTCTCAGTTCTGCATCGCCTAATATCTTGACATCCCCCATCATATTGGTAACAAATGACGTTTTTACTTTAGCTCCATTCTCATACACTATATCAGCAGATGCAACAATAGCTGTATAATCTTGGTTAGTGCTAAATAAAGTAAGGTGGGGTGCAAACAGGAAATATTTAACCCCTTTAGCATTATAGAATCTAATGATTTGTGAGATGATAGAGAAAGGAGGATTATCCACTACCACACAATGCTCATCATAGCTCTCATTCTCATAGTCCCCTCCTGGGTAGAAAGGACGTATCACTTTTAACCCCTCTATAGGACATTTTTCTCGTACGTATTGCAATACTACCTCATACACCTCAGGAGGCGTATAGCAATCGTCTGTCGTCTTTTTAGATTTGAATTTCTCTACAAATTCTTCGTATTCTTTGTTCTCTCCCATAGTATTATTATTCTTTACTTACTATAAAATCTAAGTTAATCGCCCATATACTAATACCCTCAAGGCGTTTAGCTACTTTCTCATCTTCTTTAGAAAAGGCGGTTGCTGGCTGTAAGTTCTTTGCAGTGTAGTAGGCTAATATATCTTTGTTGGTAAAGGCTTCTGCTGGTAATACTAAGGTTTTGCCCGCTACTACATCATCAGTGATGTTAAGGGCATTGGCTTCGGCAAACTCAAAAACACTCTCAATAGTACCCGTGTGTTGCAGGGCGAGGTCGAGGAGGCTTTGATTATGTAGGGCGGTGATTGTCATTTTGCTTTACCATTTAACTGCTTGTACTTCTTTAATTCAGTGAGAAGTTCCTCTACTGAGGCTTCTAAGTCCTTAATTCGTTGGTTAGCGTGTTTGAGTTCCTCAATAGCCTTAGCGTACTTCGTGCCTAAGTCTTCTATCATCTCTCGGTATATCTTCACAGCCTTGTCTACATTGTCAAGTTCGGAGGTCTGGAGCTCCATTTGTTGCTTAGGCCTGCCGAAAAACCAACCCGCTAAGCCCGATAATACCATACCGATAAACGAGCCAAAATGCTCTTTAAGTACTTCTGTTATCCATTCCATTGTGATGTGTTTTTTAAGTTATTATTCCTTTGCCAGCAGTAGTGGTTGCCCCAGCTTGGGCGGTGGCTGTACCTACCGTGCTTACGGATATACCTGCGGCTACTGTTACCTCGCCACTACAAACAAAGTCGTGAATAAGAGAGGCTAAGCGTTCTGCGTACTCTTTTGGGCTTGCCTCTGTCTTGGTAAGCATATCCTGCTGAAGGTCGATAATGCCTTGTGTTAGGGCTTGTTTGTTTAGTGCCATAGTTTAATTATATTGTCCATCAATTAGTAATTTGCCGTCCTCTTGTAGGGCTACATCGTTAATCTGCATACCGTCATACTCCAACTGTTTCTTTATTTCAATGAGTACTTCAGTATAGAGGTCATCGGCGAGCATTTGGGCGATGCCTACCCCTACTTCGGGGTGCTCTTTCCATTCACCCTTCTCAGTAGTAAGGATAGCCTTTTGCTGTTGGTTATCTGAGTACCCCACTTCAAAATCACCTGCTAATAGGCGCAAATCGTTTTCCTCATCTATTAGTATATCTTTCATTAAGCTGTCTGCATTTGGTTTATACTATTGATAGCCCTAAGAAGTTCCTCCTTGACCATTGCTCCAAAGTTCTCTACTCCTTCACGTACAGAGGAAACATATACCTTAGTATCAGTGCCTACATTGCCTATCTGTATGTTGATATGCGTTTGTCGGGTGCCTCCTGATACAATATTGTCCTTGGTTTTAGTACCTTCTCCCGTGGTGGCTGTAGTTTCTCCCGTAATAGGACTTATCCCTGGTGCGGGAGTACTTTCGGTTTTCATACCCAGCTTGCCCATTAGCCCGTCTTTTACCTCCTTAAAACTTTTAAACTCTAAAGAGTCCCCTATTTTACCAAAGGCTTCTTTAGCTTTAGCCCCTGCCTCGCCTGCCTTCTTATATCCTTCAGTTACCGATTTGGCACGCTCTTGCAAGTCGTTTTGTATCTTGGCAATCATCGCTTGGTTCTCAGAACTATCGCCTAAACCAACCGCTTCTTTGAATTTATACCAAGCGAGCTTACAGGCATCTATACCTGCCATAAAAGCATTAACAGCTGTATTCCAATGAGCTTTATAGGTGAGTATAAAGGCTTCCCATATATACTTCATACCTTGTACAGTGTTATCCCACGCTTTGCCCCAACCACTTACACCTACAATGCAATAAGCAATGATAGCAATAAGGGCTATAATACCTGCTATTATCCACGTAATAGGGTTGGCTAAAAAAGCAAGGTTTGTCTTAATTACTGCCCAGGTGAGCCTATTTTGCCAAGCAGTCGCTATAGCCGTATAGGTGTTGTGTAGTATCATAGCTGTTGCGTATACTCCTATAGCTCCTGCTACGAGAAGCACCACGGGGTTAGCCTCTTGAAACTTCTGAATGAGCCATTCTATACCTCCGCCTATGCTTGAAAATACAACAGCCATAAGGTCTACCAAGGGACCAAGTATAGGGCTAATGGCTTCATACACTTTTAGAGCAAGCTCGGTAATAGAGTCCATCATCTTATTGAACTTACCGCTAAGGGTTTGTCCCGCCTTTTCTGCACCTTGGTAGAATAGCCCTTGTTTATCGGTTGCCCATTCAAAGGCTTGTGCCAACTCTTGCGCCGAAATACCTCCTTTACTCATTCGCTCTTTGAGCTGTGCCATACTCTCGCCAGTGCGTTCACTAATCACCTGTAAGGGGTTGAAGCCCGCGTTTATCATCTGCATTAAGTCCTGCCCTTGTAGCTTGCCAGCTGAAGTAGCCTGCGCAAAAGCAAGTGATAGGCTCTTCATCTTTTGAGCATCACCCATAGCAATATCGCCGATGTTCTTTAGCTTGCCAAAAGCAAACTCAGAGGAAAGCCCGAAGGACATCATCGTCTTTTGTGCTTCAATAAGTCCCGCCTTGTCGTAGGGTGTTTTTACCCCATAATCAGATAGCTGGGCATATAAGGCTTTGGCTTTTTCTACATCGCCACGAAGCAAAGTAGTAATATTAGCTTGTTGTAGGTCGGCTTCCATACCCTTACGGATGCTTCCCCCTATCACAGCTCCTGCCAATATTAGGGGGTTAGTAGCCAAACCAGGTAGCCCTGCCATAGCTTGTGAAAACCACGAGCGCAGGCGACCACCCGTGTTGTTTTGTAGGTTAGTAACCTGCCTTTCTAAGCGGTTGATTTCACGATTATAAGTGCGAATGGTTGTAAGTCCATTAGCAGGCAACAAATCACGCTCAGCGCGCAATAAGTTAATACGACTCTGCAAGGTGCTCACCGAAGAGCCCATTTGGCTAAACTCCTGCGACACCTGCCTTTGCAGGCGTTCCAACGATCCAAAGCGGTCAAGCATCGCATCAGTAGTAATATTGATGCGTTGCAAGCGGTCGCTTACCATATCGCGTAAGGATAAGGTATATTGTAATAAGTCTGCCATTGGTGATTATTGTTCCTTTTCTTTTTGCCTAAGCCATTCTAATTCTTTTACTCTCATAGCCCACTGGGTATCGGTGAGGTCGTCGGGATTGGCAATGTGCATATAGTAACGCAAGGAAGCGTTAGTGATACGAAGCCAATCCCTATCCTCTTCTATCTCCGCATCACTTAGAGCTTTTCCAAGGTAGCCTCTTTAATCTGTATAAGGTCGGGTAGTTTGCTACTGGCGGCGAGAAACAGCGCATCGTCTGTTTTAATCTCCTCATCACCCCCAAGCCAACAGTTATTGAGTACTACCTCATTAAACTTCAGTGGATCCTTGGTTGCCAAAGTAGAGGCATAGCTAAGGGTTTTTCTATCAGGCGTACGCAAATACGCCTCTTTGCCCTCAATATTCAGCACGTAAATATCGCCGTACTGCTTTTTCCATTCTTGTATTTGTTCTTTAGTTATCATTTTAATCACATTTAAAAAGTCTTTAAATTGCCCGTCGTGCTACGACTGTGGCTCACACTACGACTGTCTCTTAACATCTGTAAAGATGATAGGAAGCTCCACTATCATATTCTTATCGCCTTGCTTCATTCCCTTTTTCACTTCGGTAAATTCTACGTTCTTGAGAATATCGGTAACTATCTGTCCGCCGTCCAAAGGCACGTAGGAAGCGACAAGGTCAAAGCTAAGCCCAAGTATATCGTTGTTTGCAGCATCGCGGGTCATTGCCTCAAGCTCACTTTGCCAAAGGCTTATTTTACCCTCATAACTGCGGTTGCCCGCAACCACTCCGTGAGGCTTGCACCCGCGACCATAAAGAAAGTCTTTCTCGCGTTTTTCGGTGTATTCCAACTCTGTAACGCCTATAATGATACGTCCACCAAAGACGATAGAGAGTTCGCACCACGCATATTGTTTGCTGTCAAATGTTGCCATAATATTAATTTGTTGTTGTAGTAAAACCGATGTTTACCTCTATAAAGTCGGCATAACCTACGGGTAACAGTTTGATACCTATCACCACTTTGCCCGTTTGTAGTACACGTTGCTTTGGGTCTATATCAATCTTTACAGCCGAAAGCTCGCCCTGCGATACCATTTGGCTTTGCAGGGTACTCTCAAGTTTGGTTTGCCAACCCTTGATAATAGCGGGGTGAATACTGCCGTCTTCGGATAGTAACACCTCGTCGCTGAGTTCCTCTACCAGCACCCCATAACTTAGGAGCATTGCTTTGTCCATTACTAAGCCGTTACTAAGGCTTTTAAAGTCGTCAGTAGGCTTAGTAAGAGTATTATCGCCCGAAAAGTAGTAGCCCGAACGCCCTACAAAGGTGCGAAAGAAGATATACCCTTTGTCGTCAAGCGCGTCCCATTGGTCGGCTTTGCTGTCGATAGTGGTGCCGTCGGTAAAGTATGCTACCAGGGGTAATACGCTGCCGTCCTTTACGCGGTGAATTTTGCGTTGTACGGGTATTTTGGTTATTTTCCCTAAGAACAAACCAACTGATGCTTCTTTCTCCTTATCGTCATTCCCGATAAAACAAGCCACTTTGTTAAGTTCGTTTTCAGAGAAATTAGTAAGGTCTGCTACCTTGCCATTCCAACTATTTCCCGACACGACTACCCTAAAAGGCATATACTTCTTTTCAAAGTGCTGGGCAAGAGCCTGCCCTTTCACTACAGCTGTCTGCACATCGGCGTCTAAGCCTGCGGTGATAGTCTCGCTACCAGTAGCCTTTTTCACTACCCCAAGCACGCGGATAGCCCCTTTGGCATCAGCAATAAGGGTAGGTGCAAAAGCACCATCTTTGTCGAGCATTGCCGTCATAGTAGTGGCATCCGATACGAGCATTACCCATAGGGGGGTACCCGTTGGGGCTTGGTCATAAAACGCTTTGATATGCTTGTAGGCAAAGGCGTTTTCAGTTTCTGAAATTCCCAAAGCTATGGCTTCTTTTAGTGAGAATACTTGGTACGACTTGCCCAACTCTACTTTGCTACTCACCGTAACTCCCGTTGCGATAAGTCCAGTAGTCTTTTGTATAGCCGTAGTTCTGCCTAAGCCGTCTTTGGCAATATTGAATAATACTTTAGGTAATGCCATTATTTTTTAGGTTTAAAAAAGTTGAATTTTGAAGTATCTGTTACAGTCTCACCTTCTGACTCGTCAGAGTTTTCAGATTTTTCAGTTTTGTCTGGTGTTTCTGTTACTACTTTATCTTCTACCTCATTAGTATAGCTCTCCACTGTGCTATCTTCTAAGGTTTGTGCGTGGTTTTGTGCATCTTTTTTTAGTAAGAAGAGGAAGCCATCGGAGGTAGCAAAGAGCTCTTTTGTCGCTTTGTTTTCCTCAAAATATTGTTTTGCTTTTTCTGCTGTTGTCATTGTATTCTGTTTTAAAGTTAATATAGGAGTAGGGTGAGGTATGGATACCATTGAACTCGTCCGCTCACCCTACTATATATTCCTATAAGATT